AATCGGCCTCAGTCGGTCGACTGTTCAACGAACAATGGCGGGTTTGGTGACTCAGGGATGGGTGGAAAAATCGCACCGAAACGGACAGATTTTTGAGTACAAAGTAATGCTGTGACAGAAATCGTCACCGGTGTCACAGTGAGACCCGAGTATTAATATATTAATATTCTACTGAAGATTTAAATACAGGTACGTAAGTACCTGTTAATATAAAGGGGCATAGATTTTGATCTCTTGCTGACTGAAAATCAGTCCTTGAAATCATTAGTAAATTTTGATTTTTCAGCACCGGCGGTATTATGAGGGACTAGTGAATTTCCCTCGTGACGTGAAAGGCCGGTCGGATGAAATTCATCGCAATGATTCTCTTGCTTGGTTTGACGAGCGTTCCAGTGCTCGCTTCCAAGAAAAAATCAGAACCCTTGATTCTCACCGAAAAGAACACCGTTCAGCTTTACGGTTCGGTCAACAAGGCGTCGGTGGATTTGGCTCTTGAAGAATTCCAAACGGTTCTCAAGTACAGGCCCAAAACGGTTTATCTGGTTTTGAATTCTGAGGGCGGGGAATTGAGGGAAGGGTTTAGGCTTACAGAAGCACTTCTCGGGCTTCCCATTCAGGTCAAGACGATCACCAAGTACGCAGCTTCGATGGCCTTCCACATGGTTCAAGCTCTCGATGAGCGATTGATTCTCCCCACAGGGGTCATAATGGGACACAGAGTTCGAGTGGCGTTTGAGGCGGAAATTCCAGAGGATTCCATTTCGATCATCGAACATCACCTGATGTTGGCGAACTTCTTTGACGGGGTAATCGCAAAGAGAATGCGAATCAGCCTTGAGGAATATCGGCGCATAAGCAAACCGGCATACAGGGCCGTGGGAAAGAAAGCGGTTGAAGACAAAGCAGCGGATCGAGTGATCGTAGCAAAATGCGACAAGAGTCTAAGCGGATCGAGAGAGGTCAAGCTGGTCAACAATGAAGGCGGACTTGAGACACATCAGCGTCCCAACTGCCCGCTATAAGAAAACACGATGGCAAAATACAAGAGCTTCAAATCGGCAGCAAAGGGTCTAAAGCGATTCATCGACGACCCTGTCAAGAAGGCCGGTGTGAGATCCATCAACCGAGCTATCGACGCTACCAGAACGCTGGCAGTGAGAACGGTGGCCGAAGAGTCAGGGGCGAAGCAGAAAGATATTCGTTCCAGATTTGGAAACTTTAAAGCGAGTACCGTCAAGCCTAAAGGCGCAATGATTGCCTTCTCAAAGCCCGTATCGCTGGCAGTATTCGCTCCCAAGAGAGTGAAGCTTGATACCCCAAGGGGTAGACGCATAGGCTGGACAGTGAACACTCCGAAAGGCAGGGAGCTATCGGGTGGGTCACTCACCAAGTACAAGTCGGGTAAGAAGAACCTGTTCAGGCGCGAGGCTGGAAAGATTGTGAACCTCAAGACAGACGCGCCTTACAGATACGTGGCTAAGCCGAGCGTGATGGGTGCCCTACGTAAGCACGCTACTGAAAGCTTCGAGAAGAACTTCCGGCATGAAGTGAAGAGGGCAAAGCTCACGGAAAATTGACTACAAGTTTTGCGTGTAAAATTTTGTTCTCATCTCGAATTTAAATCGTCAGATCGAATACAGGGGTTCTTAGGTTCTTCTGAATGATTCTGAGGGAACAGGTGGGAAGCTCGCGAGAAACCTCTAGTCATGATGAATTTTTGCTAGATTCCACCGTAAAGGGCCTTAATCGGCCCTAGGTTCAATTATTTCTCACGGAACCATTGAAACTACGCATTTCGGCCCTGCGTTCAATGGCGGGCCGTTTAAACACTAATTTTTGAATCGGATTGAGACAAGATGAAACACCTTTCAGTTTCACAGTTGAGTGAAGTGACGGGCGTTGATCGCCGGACAATCAAAGAACGATTGGTTTCAATGAAGCCTGACGTTCGTGGTCGGTCGCATCTCTATCTCGCTCGCGAAGCCATTCCGATGATTCTCTTTCCTGATGGCATCGACGACCGAAAAACAATTGAAAAGAAAATCCGAGAGGAAGAACTGCGCTACGAATCCGCTCGGGCAGACAAGACTCAGCTTCAGGTTGAAAAACTTCGAGGCGAGTTGGTTCCCATTGAAGACGTGGCGAAAGTGGTTGAGCGTGAGTATGCGGCTGTAAGAGCGGCGTTTCTCGCAATTCCCTCGAAAGTATCCAAAGAACTGGCCACACAAGATTCCGAGATTGGAATCAAGCGGGTTCTTGAAGATCACATCAACGAAGCTCTCTCTGAACTGAGTGCCGACCAAGAGGTTGCGCTCGATTCAGACGAAGAGATTCAGGAAGGCCAAGAGGCCGAAGACGAAGAATAGGAAGTTTCGATGTCAGAAGCGTTGCGAGCAAGACTTGAAAAAAGTCGGCGGCAAGTTCTGAAGCCGAAGCCAACTATGACGCTGGTGGAATGGGCCGACGAGTACCGTTACCTCTCCAGCGAATCAAGCGCCCTTCCGGGTCGATGGCGGACAGACCGAGTCGAACCCGCTCGTGGTGTAATGCTCGCGGCAACAGACCCCACAGTGAATCAAATCACGGTGATGAGTTGTTCGCAGCTTTTGAAATCTGAATTTTTAAACAACGTCGTGGCCTATCACATGGTCAACGACCCTTGTCCGATTCTAATGATGCAACCTACGGTCGCAATGGCCGAGGCGTATTCAAAGGATCGGATTGACCCCATGATTCGAGACACGCCTTCCGTTGCGGCGGTTGTGTCCAGCAAGAAGGGTCGCGATTCGAAAAACACGGTAGCTCGAAAGAGTTTCTTCGGTGGACAAATCAGCTTGGTTGGTTCCAATGCTCCCGCAGAACTCGCGTCACGTCCGATTCGAATTGTACTTTGTGACGAGGTGGATCGTTACCCTGCGTCTGCCGGTGAAGAGGGTGATCCCATTTCACTTGTCGCGGAACGTAGCGCGACCTTCGCACCATTCAACAAACTAATTTGCACCTCGACACCTACTATCGAGGGTAGGAGCCGAATTGAGCAACTCTACAAAGCCGGGGACCAAAGGGTCTACGTTGTACCTTGTCCGTCCTGCGGAGTCGAGGAAGAACTCAAGTTCGATCACGTTAAGTGGACTGATGGCGACCCTGAAACGGCAGCTTATCATTGCCCTGGATGTGGCCATGTATGGTCCGAACCTGAAAGAGTCAGAGCTATATCGAGAGGTTACTATCGAGCGACGGCTCCGTTCAAAGGCCATGCAAGTTTTAAAGTAACCAAGCTCGCCTCGCCGTGGGAACCGTTGTCGGTTTTGGTTCGAAAGTTTTTGGAAGCACAAGGTAAAACAGAGCTTCTTAAGACGTTCGTAAACACTCAGCTTGCGGAAACTTGGGTTGAAAAGGGCGAAGCGCCCGACTCACAGAGACTTTACGAGCGTCGAGAGACTTACTCACAAAACTCTCTTCATCCCGAAATCGTATTTCTCACCGCAGGTGTGGACGTTCAAAAAGATCGTATCGAATACGAAGTGGTTGGGTGGGGGCGAGATAAACAATCTTGGTCGATAGATTTCCAAGTGATCATGGGCGACACAGCTTCGCCGGAGCCTTGGAAAGAACTCGACAAAGTATTGAACCGAACTTGGACCTCTCCGACAGGCAGAGAACTCCAGCTTCGCATGATGTTGGTCGACTCTGGTTATAACACACAACACGTTTACAACTGGGTTCGCAAAAAACCTACTGATCGAGTTCGAGCGACAAAAGGTTCAGACGCATTACAAACGATTTTTGGAACTCCGCGCGACGTAGATGTCGGCAAGGATGGTTCCAAATTACGTCGAGCTTTGAAACTTTGGACGGTTGGTGTTTCGGTTCTTAAATCAGAATTATACGGCTGGTTGAAATTAGATATGCCCGAAGACGGCAAACAAGCACCTCCCGGATATTGTCACTTTCCTCAGTATGATCTTGAACACTTCAAGCGTCTGACTGCGGAACAGTTGATGAAAAAAACGCTTAAAGGACAAGTTCATTATCATTGGGTGAAGACTTACGAACGAAACGAACAACTCGACTGTCGGATTCTGGCAAGAGCGGGCGCTTCAATGTTTGGTTTGGACAGACTCACCGATAGGGAGTTCGACATTCTGGAAGGCAAAACGGAGGTCCCAACTCCTAAAGCATTGCCGACAGCAAATGTCGAAAAGACACCAGTTAAGCCAATTCAAGAAAGAAAAACAAATGCCTCTCAGAGTTCTTTCTGGGCGAGGCAAAACAAAAAATTTTGGTAGGAAAAG